GATCCTCCTGTAATAGGATTTTTCATTACAATTTTCAGGATCTTTGTTGGATCTTTAACCCAGATTGCAGGCATTGTCTGTGACATCATTACTCTGTATCCATTAAATTGACCAGAAGATTGGAATCCTTGACTACGACCCATGTAATCCATTGTTCCATTTTGATACCACCATTTCAATTGATTATCCCAAGATAATTTTAACAAGAAGATGTTATCATTAGTATTATCGGTAAGATCAAAAATGATGAATGAATAAGAAGACAATGGGAAACCATCTATTTGTGGATTTTCAATATCATTAGTATGAATATTATCAAATGCAGGATTCAATACAAATTTAACATTAGCCAAGAAAGGAATAACATAAGAAGTGTAAGCAAATCCAAAATTTAAATCCATTCCTTTACCTGTAATAGCACCGATGTCAGAAGCTTGAATTAATAATCCAGAAGACATTGCTTCACGTTTAATAGCTTCATTTACCAATCTCATACCACCCATTCCAGTTTGAACTATTAGAGAACGTTTAGGATCTGGACCTTGAAATTCAACTTTACCATTAAAGAAGTTATAAATTTCTCCACGGAATAAATCCAATGTAAAGTTATTTTTATTATAAATTCTTTTAAATGAATTATCTAATTGTTTCCAAAGACCTGTTGACAATCTAATATCATCAGGACCATCCTGAGTAATTCTACCACCATGACCCCACATTAAGTAAGTTTCAATGTCATTAGCAATTTTAGATAAGTGAGCAGCTTCCATTCCAGTAAGGAAAGTTCTTGACAAATCACCATTATCAAATGCTTTTTTAATTTTATCTTTACCTAACACTTTAATCATGTCTTCTAAAGAAGATATTGAAGGATCAATATTCTTATCAAAAGTTCTCCAGATTTCAGTTACAGGAACTGTACCATCTGCATTCATTCCTCCTTTGATCATTAAATCAGCACGAGAAGATACTGAATAATGAACATGAGCTTCTGCACCTCCTACAAAATTGTAAAATTCACGGAAACCTGTTTTTGTTTGAATGTCTGAGAATCTTTCTCCATATTCACCTCTTGCAGAACCTTTACGGAATACTTTAGTACCATTACTCAAATACTTATTATCTAAATATTTATAGTTTTGATTATTAACTAATCTAACAGTATAAATAAAGCCATCTCCTACAGGTAAAATATCTTCTGAAGGAACTACATAAAGCTCTGCTCCATTATATTTATCATAAGTAAAAATATCTCCAGCACCAAATTCTCTACGGTTTAATTTAACACGAAATGATGTACCATCAATACCTTTAAAAGCATTTTCTGATTCAATGTCTTCTGTAATATAAGGAAGATCATTAACAACAGGTGTCTGCCATTTATATTCTCCTCTTGCATTATCAACATTGATAACATTTTTACCACCAAAACTAGACATTTGATAAAGTGGCATTTCCACTTTTTGGGACATAGCCCATAGATCAACAGGACCTAAATCCATAGGTTCAGCATCTTTTAACATATTCACTAAGTGATATGAATCTACATGTGAACTTACGCTGTAAGAAGTATCTCTTAAAAAGATACCATTATTTAAAACAGGAGTACTCATTATTTATTGTTTAATTGTTACTTGTTAAAATTTTCTAAAAATGTTTCCAGGTTTAGAAATTGTTCTTTGTGTTGTTTTGTTAACATTTCTTGTGGTAGGTTCATCAACAATAACTGAATTACTAGTTTTTCTAGATTCTTCTGTTTTAAGTTGTCTTACTACTTTTTCTGTAGCTACTTTACCACCTTGTTCTTTTATTTTATTTTTATATCCTTCCGGATCTGCTAATAACCATAATGCTTCTGCAATAAGATCATGTCTTGGTTCTACAAACTGATACTTTTCAAGTAAATGTCCTAACATATTAGTAGGTCTACCAGAAATAGAAGAGTATTTAGGTTGTACTAAACCTGAATATAACATGTTTTGTACTTTTTTATCTAATTTAATACCATCTAATTCACCACCTATTAATGTGTCATAAACATTATCTGTGTACTCTTTAGCAGCTTCAGCTTGTTGTTCTTGTTTTTGTTCTTGTTCAGCAAGTTTTCTAGCTACTACTTCTTCTTGCATTCTATCTAATTTAGGTTTAAATTGATTAGCTTTTTGTTCTAATTTATTTAAATCATTCCAATCTGTAATTTCAGATTCAATTTCTTCTGGTGTACCAAATTGTGTAGCCCATAAATATTGTCTTGCAATTTCTGCTTGATCATACTCGTTAGTAGGATCTAATTGTCTTATTTCTTCAACTTGTGCTAATGTTTTAAACAACCCTTTTAAATCTTGACCACCATCTGCTACATATTTTGCAGCATATTGTAATTCTTCTGGAAGAGATTTAAAAAATTCTTTTGGTGTATTAGCTCTTATCTTTTTTTCTCTTTCTTCAAAATTTGCTTCAAACAACTCTCTAAAATCTTTAGTACTGTATTCTTCTAAAGGTTTATCATCATCAAAAGCTACTAAACTATTTTCTTCAATCATCTTTTGAGCTAACTCATAAAGACTTGATTTATTAGCTGTAGGTTTTCCTTTTATATCAGCAACTTCTTCTTTATTTATTAAAACATCTAATTCAGCAATAGTATCTTTTACTTCTTGTTCTTTCTCTTGAACTACCTTTTTTTCTTCAGGAGTTTTTGAGGTATTATCCATAAAAGAATAATCTACATTTTCTTTTAAAAATATTGATTTTGGTTTTTCTTCCGCAGGTAGCATAATGCTGTCTGCATCTATCAATCCAAATATTTCATCAATATTTATATCTACTTGTTCTATTTTTGTAGAATCTAGTACTTGAGCGTTCTCAAGATTTACTTCTTTACTCATATTGTTGGTTTTTATTTATACTTTAATATACATAATAAACTTGATAAATTTAAAACTGAAATGTAACTTTTTAACCTTATATGGCTAAACTAACTTTTCTTTTTAACAGGTTTGGTATCAAATTTATTTTTATTAACTTTTGCTATTTCTAATTGCTTATCGGAAATACTTTCTTGAAGTTGTAATTTTTTTTCTTCAAGGTTCATTTTTTGAGAATGTCTTATGTTTTCATTGTTTTGTTTTTCTCTTTGTAAACTATTTTGATTATTATATTGCTCAGTTTGTCTTATTTCTTTCATTGAATCTTCAAAATCAGATTGTTTATTATCATTAAGATCTACCATTGCACCCATTCCAGAAGCTTTTATTTCAGCAACTAAAATATCTCTCTGTCTATTTTTTTCATCTCGTGTAGCATCAGCATCTAATTTAAGGTTAAGATTATTTTCTTCAGCTTTAATTAATTCTTCATGTTGTTGTTGCTGTTGTTGCATTTCATTTTGTTTTTGCAACTTCTGTTTTTCTTCAGCTTGTTTTAGATTAATATTAAGTTCTGCAATAGATTCAGATTGAACAACTTTACCTAAATCAAAAATACTAGCTCCAGTAGTATTATTTTGTATAGCCATTTGTTTTAGTTGTTCTAAAATAGATCTATGATTAGCATTAGTAGTAGCAAATATATTAAGATCTCTCATTAATAAATCTGTACCATTAATTTGAAAATTAATTTTTTCATCAGCACTTGATGTATAATTTAATCTTGCAGAAGGTTTAGTAGAGTTATAATATTGTGCTAAATCAGTTCTCATTTGATGAACTCTTGGCATTAAATAATCACAATGTTGAATAAAATATATTTCTGTTTGAGCATAAGAAGCACTAACAGATTGTTCTACTCCTGTAGCTGTCATTTGTGCAATTTGTTGACCCATCCTTTGAGGATTTAATCCTATTACTTCAAAAGCTTGTTGTTTAAAGTGATTAGCCAAATTAACTCTTGACATTAGTCTTTCTGTTTGAGAAAGATCTAGTTTTTGAAAGTGTTGATTGCTAAGTCCATTTTCAGTATTAGTAATACTTGTGTCTAAAGGTAATACTTGGAAATTTTTCATAGCTACATAAGCCTTGGCATAATTACCTTTTCCCCAATCTTCTCCTAATGAATGTCTTGGTAAAGCATTTTGATCTAGCATAATAACAGTACCTAATTCATCTACTAATATATCAGCAATTTGATTATTAACAATATTATATGCAATTTGAAAAGGTTTCATTAAATCAAGTAATGATGTTGATTTAGTATTTCTATCTGAAAATACAGATCCTTCTATTGGTATTTTACAACCATATAAAGAATTATCACCTTTAAATTGAAATTTTAACGGTCCTATTTTATTTTTATTAATTCCTAAATATATTGGAGAACAACCATTAGGGTTATCCATACCTCTAAAAGAAGGTGTATTAGGACCAATTTTTATACCACCCCATACTTCATTAATCCATATCCAATCAATATGTTCACCATAAATTAAATTATTTCTGGTTTTATTTTTCATTAATCTAGTATCATAAATAGGAACATCTATTACCATATAATCTTCTGATATAACTTCTGTAATAATTTCTCCATTTTCACTTACCTTAGTAAGATGTCCTAATTTTTTTTGAGATTTCCAATAATTAGTAGAAACTCTTAAAAGACTAGAATTATTATTAATACCGTATTCTTCATTTTCTAATAAAAGTTCTGTCATAATATCATTAGAATTTAATACAGAACCATTCATAGCAGAAGAATATTGTCTAAACCCTAATGAAGGTCTATTAGTATTCCAATCATGTGATTTAGTACCATCATAAAAACTACCATCATTTTGTAAACCTCCTATTGTATAACCATCTGATTTTATAGGATATAATTCTTCTAATGATAGTAATTGTTTTTCTGTCATAAGATACCCATATTTATCAATTGCATCCGGTATAGTCATTAAATCAACTTTACCTGCCCATTGTGCTTGAGAAAAATATCTACAATCTGGAGATTTATGATAGTAAGAAAGTATTGGATTCCACAATTCTACTTCATAATCATCTTCCATCATTTTAAAATGCCAAAACTCTCTATCTGCAATTAGCATATCTCTAAATCCTCTATCTTCTAATTCTTCCATAGAAAATCTTTCAACATCTACTTTATGCTGATGAGATGCCCATTGTTCAACCATAGATCTATAATCTTTTTTATAAAAAGATTCTATTTCTGGTAATGTTTTTAATTTTTCAGGGGATAATTCTTCTTGTGCTTCTTCTGAATCAGGATCTAAACCTTGAGCTAACAATGCAGCTGTAATTTTAACTTGTGCATTTGACATTAAAACTTCTTCTACATCTTTTCTTTTTTGTTCTAACATTTCATTATAAGAGTGTTCATCAACAGCTCTATATGATAGCTTAGTAGATCTTTTAGCAAACTCAGCAACTAATACATTTATTACATTTGGTATAATAGGGTAAAATTTTAATTCTAAAGCAGATTGATCTTCTTTTGTAAGAACATCAATTACATCTCGGTATTCATTATCTTCTTCTACTATATAATCAGACTTATCTATTAACCCTTTTGCAAGTTTATAATTCTTCATTAACCTTCTTGCATTCTTTTTAATCTGTCTTAACCCATTCCATTCATACCAATCCATATTCCAAGCAGCCCAATCATCATCTTTATCTTTTTTAGGTAAAAATTGCAATGGTTGGGTAATACTACCTATTTTATTATATTCTGTTTTTTTACCATTTTTAGCTTGAATAGCATTTATAATTTCCATACTATGTTATTTTAAATTTTTAAAAGCACTTCTTGATGTTTTTACTTCTCCTTTGTAAACAGCTTTACCTAAATGTCTAAAAGGACTGTTGTTTAATTTAAACAAATTTTGTGACTTTTGCAAATTTTTAGCTGAATCGTCCATAATAATTCGTTTAGCATATCCCCTATTAGATTGCTGTATTTTTACAAAAGCTACTAATGCACAAAAAGCAACAAGTCTATCTACATTGACTCCATCAGCATATTCTCGCATTTCTTTAAGTAACATAGGGTCAGGTATTCTTTCTATACCGTAGGTAACTTTTACAATAGTACCATCAGGTTTTGTTTTTACATCTAATTCTTCTTTAGTGTATTCAATAGCATAATTAAGAAGATGTTGTTTAAATAAAGTACCTGTATTTTTCCAACCATATTCTTGAAATACATTAGCATTCACATTAAGTTCTTTTAAAAACATAATTTGACTTTTCGGAACTAAATATTTTTGTTTTTTCCTTGAAATCATGTGTTGTATAAATAAGGAAATGTTATTTTCAATAACTGTCCATGCATTATACCATTCTATAATTAGTTCTAATCTTTGATGTGTTTTATTTAAATCATCAAACCTGCCACACCATGCAGCTACTATTTTATCAGGTTCTATATACGTTTCTGTTTCTGTACCTGTTACTTTAGTAACTTCTACAGAAGTTTTCATTACATATATTGAACATAAGGATTCACTGGTTACGCTTTTTCCTTCAGAAACAGGATCTATAGAAGCATAGTATTGACCAAAACTAGGGTCTTTAACAGGTCTTTCCCATACTACTAAACAACCTGTTTTATCTTCTGTTTTTTTAGAAATAGGAAATTCTTTTATTGGTTGTTTATTAGATTGTTTTACAGAAACTTGTCCTTTTTCATCAGTAGATATATCTAAAAGTTCATAAGAATATTCTTTTTCTTCAATTCTTCTTTCTTGAGCTGTAACTAAATGTATAGGAAACTTACAGATTGTTCTATATGCAAAAGCTTCTTCAATATTTCTGGGATGTTGAGAAATTTCTAATTGATAAAGCTCTGGTGACATATCTTTTTTACAATCTATAAAATAAGATTCTAAGTATTTTAAAGCTTTTTCTACTAAACTGTTTCCATAAAGATCTATACAAGGAGGCATTGACCATTGTTCTGGAATAAATAAACCTGTTTTTCCAATAGTACCTTTTTTATCTAATAAATTAGTTTCTACTTTATAGATAGAACTTGCTGCTGGATTTATAATCATATCCTTTAAAGGTCCACATTGTGATAAATCTCCTACTGATCCGGCTGCTATAAACATCCCTGTAGTAATCATACCTGATTTTAAAGCTGGTTTCATATACCCAAAAGTTTGATCCATTTTAGGAGCAATACCTGCTTCTTCATGGAAAAAATATTTTACTGGTCCACCAACTCCTGATGTAGGATCTTTCTCAAAAGACATTCCTTGAATAGTACCTTTAAGTCCAACATCTGTTTTTCTATCTCCTTTTCTTACTTCAATTTTTTGTTGCCACATTAATATTTTATCTGGTGACATAGGTCTATGCCAAGCAGTATGTTCATTAAGAAAAGAAGCATATTCTGATAAAAATTTCCAAGAACCTTTTTCATTAATATAATCTTTAAGACTAGCCCCCATTTTAAGAGTAACTCCTTCTTCAAACCAAAGTTGATTAACTAACTTACCTATATGGAAATAAGAATTATGAGTAACAATAAAATCTTTTGTTATGTATAAATGATTGGGATTATCTACTACTATACAAGAAGATTCTTCTAAATAATCTAATTTTGTAATTGAAACTAGTACATTTAAAAAATCTCTTTTTTCAAAACAACCTTTTTTTGCACCAATTTTTCTATTTTCTAAAATAAAAGCATTTAATAAATCTAATTTAAATCTTTGATGTATTGTACTATCTTGCTCGTAAGTTAATCCAATTTCTAATAATTGTTTTGTATTAAGTATTTTAATTAACTGTATTTTTTCATCATATACTTCCCAATTATGTTCTATACCGCATCTAGTAGATCTACCATCTCCAAATTTAAATTCATATACATCAGATAAACCATTATTTGTTTTATGTAAAATAGTTGTTAAAGTACCATCTGGATTCCAAAGTTTATCTCCTGGTTGAATTTCACCCATAGTTTTCCATCCGGTTTCAGCTAAAACTGGTTCAGAATGAGGTTGTTCACTAGCTATCTGCCTCTTTTTAAGTATAGCGACATGTTCATAATTAAGTTCAGCTAACATTTCATACAATGCCATGTGATATTGAGCATCTCTAATTTTAGCAAAATCAAAAGATTGTTGTTCTTTATCAAAAATAGGTAAAAAGTTTAACCACATATAGTAGTCCCTACTTAAATACCATTTTTTACCATTATTAATAAAGAATACTCCTTTTCTACATTTAAGTTTTTGATCATCCCAATATGTTATAAAATCTTTAGATCTATAAGGAGCTATACAATATACTTTTTGATTTCTATATTTTATGGCTTCTGCATTAAAAACAATAGTTGTTTCATCAAATAAGTATTCTCCTGGTATTTTAAACAATGTTTTTATTTCTTCAAATAATTCTGTTCTAGAATTAAAATTAATTGTTGTCCAAACCCCATTATCCCAACAAGGAATGTTTTGATATATTTCTTTCATAATATTAAGAATCGTATGCTAAACCAATGCCACCTCTTACTTTGCTAGATTGTTCTTCTTTTAAATCTTTATAAACCCCTTTAAAAGAAACTCTTATTTGATCAAAGTTTTTAGCTGCTGAAATTAAAGAGTTTATATTACCATCTCTACCTGCTGTAATTACTGTAGTTTCCATATAAGTAGCTAATCTATCTAACATAGAAGCCATGCCTTTATAAGCTCTTGAAGTAGGTGTTTCATATAATTTTTTACAAAAAGCTAAACCAATAAAAATACTTTTATCTTCAGTAGAAAATTCAGCTTCTATTTCATTCAGTATAATATTTTCTTTTTCTATATCCGGAGTATGAAAAAAAGGATTTAAATCAGGATTAGGACAAGTCATGTAGAATAAATATAAATATATTTTAAGATATTCCGTAGGATATTCATCCATGATGTCTTTAAGAGCTTTTAAGGTATAACAGTGTTCAGTTGGTACAACTATATTATTTTGAACATCAAATAGTTTAATTAACATTATGTATATTTTTAATTAATAATTTTTTGTAATAATTGTATTTTTCATATAATGTATAACAGATAAAACTTCATCTAAAAGATAATCTAATTCAATAACTGTAATTTCTTTAACAATAGGATTATTATCAGAATCTAATTTAGTAATAGGGTATCCATATTCATCTAAAGATTCTATTTCAAATGTTATATGTTCAACACTTATTTTGCCAGGTTTTAATTTAGGATTATGTTTTAATATCATATACATATAAAAACTTAATTGTAAAGCATAATGATTTATATGACAATCATCTAAATGACTAATAGGACTTTTCATTTTATCAGTTAGTCCAGCCCAATTAGTGTAACCAACTGTTTTAATTTCTTTATTAGTTTTGTAATCAATTATATTTACATAATTGTTTATTACTTCTGCTTTATCAGTTTGACCACATATACCAACAGATTTAAGATAAACTAAATGTTCTGGATAAATACCTTCCTGTAACTTTTGTATTGGAGATATCTTTATACCATTTAAATCATCTAAAGGTTTAATAACAGGAAGTGTAAAACCATCTTTTTCAATAAAAGGTACAGAACAAATATTTGATTCTCTTTTATTATGGTATAAAGTTCCTAAATCAGTAGATCTAGTTGATTCAGTATTCCATATTTTTTGAATTTCTTCAGGAGATATTCCAAACCATTTAGATTTTTTATTTTTACTAACTTTTTCTGAAGTTAGTTTAGCATCAAAACCTTTCTTAAAATGACTTACTACGGTAGTAACACTTATCCAATTTATTTCTTCTGATTCATTATGGCTAGTATAACTATGATCTTTTGCGTTAAATAGTATACTCATTTTTTTAATTTTTCTAAATCATACTTCCAACTACATACTGTACACACTCCTTCACGCTCAGACATAGATACTTTTTGCCAGTTTTGTTTACAACTAGAACAGTTGTAAATAGTATTAATATCTTTAAGATAGTCATTCATATCTGATGAATAGTTTTTACCTTTATTATTACAAAGCCAATTTGCTACAGGACTGCTGTTACAAACCTCAACGGGTACAAATAAAGACTTCTTTTTAACTCTTTTATCAAATATTAAAAATTTAAATGTTTTGTTGAATATAGTAAATTCAAAACCTTTACCTTTATAAGCTATTGCTGGAGTTTGCTCAGAGAGAAACTCTTCCATATTTAAAATATCTTTACTCATAATATTAGCTTTTAAAATTATTTAGTATATCACCATGTTCTTTTAATAAAACCATACTTACATCATATAGTAAGTTAGAAGGTATTTCCAATAAACCTATAATATCATTATTGTTATCTACATGTTTTATAACAATATTAGTATCTGTATTGTAAGGTTTAACATAAGAAATTAAAAATTTAGCATTATCTTTTTTAATAGTTACTATACTTTCTAACTTTTTATTACAAGGAATTATTATTTTATTGTCATTCATTTTTTAAAATTATTTAATTTATTTTCTTCTTCTTCCGTAATTACAGCTTGCCATTTAGGTCCAGCAGGGTATCCACAATGTGAAGATAAAGATCTTAGTTTAAGTTTAAGTGAGCAACCACATTCATTACAACAAGGTCCTGTACCTACTACAAGACATTTATCTCCTTTTAACTCACAATTATTACAAACTTCTAATCTTTGTTTAGCAACATCTTCTACAAATTCATCCCTAATAATAATATTAGTAATACCTTCAAGAATCTGTGTTCGGTTCTTCCATATTTCGTTTAGCATATTCTTCATAAATATTTGATTTAAATTTTAATCTTTCTTTAGCCAAAACTATTAATTGTTCTTTTAAGTCTTTATTAAACTGTAATGTATTTTCTAATCTTTTATAATGATTATGCTCATTTAAAGTTTTAGGATTTAAACCATCAATACGTTTAGTACATTTTAAAATTACATTATTTACAGCTTTGGCTTTTATATAAAATTGACCTAATCCTACATTATTAATTCTAGGACGTTTTAGAGAACTTAATTCAATTCTTAATTGCTTATAATAAAATTCAATTACAGCTTCTACAAAATTTACATCTACATTTAAATTTTCAGCTACAGGTTTATATAATTCAGAGGCTTTCTTTGGGATCATCTTTTCCTAAAAATTTATAATCTAATACTATTATACCTTGAGATTGTATTTTTAATAAAGGATTGATTTTAATTATTTTTTTATTATTATTCTCCTTAATTATTAAACCATTTTTTTCTGATTTATTTAGGCAATTTCTTACAGTTTGAGGGGATTTAAAAATCCAAGATTCTTCTTCTGAACAATCATAACAAAAATGAGTTAATTCAACAGGTTCACTAAAACTAAGTAAAGTAAGACAATTTAAATCAGATTCACTCATTGAAATATTATTAATGTAACAATGAGTTAGAATTTGAAATTTTACTATGTTCCATTTAGATAATGTAACACGTTTTTGTACTTGATTTACAATTGCCATTACTCAACTTCTGGGTTCTCAGTTTGAGAAGGGTTTAATTGATTCATAAGAGTTACTAATTGAGAATCATAATGAAATCTTTTAAATTTAAATTCTGAAATTTCAGATATAAGTTTTTCATACTTACATTGAATTTCTAAAAAAGGAATTGCATCTTCAAAATATTGTTTCATTTCTTCTTTTCTTTGATTCAATTCTTGATCTGTTAATTGTTGTTCTGTGGGATCTGTTTTCATTTTATATATTTAAAGTTTATACAAATATACTATTTTTGTTTAAACTAAATATATTTAAAATAAAAAATCCAAACATTTTAGTGTCTGGATTATATAAGATTAATTAAAATTATTTATTTTTAATTGTAAAATTTAAAATTGTAAATGCATAAAAGTTTTTAGTAATGTTTACTTCTAATTCTATTATGTTTACACTTAAAATTCTTAATTTAAATGTTAAAATTTTCCAATTTAATTTAGGATTTTTCCAATTGTTTTTATATTTCATTTTAAATTATTTTTAATTAGCTATTTCAAAATGCATAAAATCAAAATTCTTTTCACGTCCTAAAGAAAGAAATCCGTGTTTATAAAAAATATCAATCATTTGTTTATATTCAGGTCTTGCAAATCTAGCTGTCTTTGCAGTTTCTTTCATTTTGTTTCTTGCAGGATCTAAATCAACCGCAACTGCCCAAGAGTGTCTTGAATAGTCACTTCCTCCTCTCATTTGTCTAAAATTAAAACACCCTCCGAATAAGTCTATTCCTAATTCTTGAATTTTATCAAGTCCATATACTTCTAAAATTTCTTTAAAAACTGCTGTGAATTTATCTGCTACTTTACTATGACATCTCATTTTTGTTACAGTAGTTTTTAAATCCCAAGCTAATTTCATTGGATAAGGCAAAGTAATCATTACTAAACTATTCCCTTCTTGACTTGGTTTACCATACTTTGCTATTAGTTGTTTTGTTGTTATCATGTTTAAATTTTTATAATAATTGATCTTTTTGTTTTTTAATATATTTAGCTAAATTAAGAACTCTTTTGAAAAGATGCCATAATCCATATCCGCTTACATTATTTATTTTTTCATCTATAGAATAAATTTCATTAAGTATTAATGATATAACAGTTAATTTAGTAATAACTAATGGAATAGATATTACTAATAAAAAAAATTCTCCTAATAAATTAATATCCAATATATAAGATGTAATTATTAATAGATTATAAGTTAATGCTTTAGAAATAAATCTTGATAATCCATTACTTGATAAAGGCATGTTAGTTCGTTTAGCAGCCCAAACACCAAAACATGTGTCTAAGAATATAAAAAACCCTACTAAAAGAATAAATATTTTAAGAGGTGATATTAAAGATATCCCTATTAATGCATATTTAAAAAATGTTGATTTTAATGAGATTAAAATTGAAATTAATTCTTGCATCATGACAAAATTATTTTTTTAGATATTTAATTGTAAATCTTATAATCAGAATGATTAATACTAATGTTCCTATTACTGCTAAAAAATTTACCCACCAAGGAATATATTTAATTCTAACTTCTTTACCTTTAATATATGTAATTTCTTTTTCAATTATAGTATTACCTTTAACAATTGTGTAAACAGTATCTACAGTAGCTCTACTAGTATAAATGTTATTGTTTAGACTTGTTTGTAGATTTAAGATTTTTCCGTTTTTATCTCTTATAATATTATTTAACTTTGATAAAACATTACCTAAACTATCACAATATAAAGTATCTGTAATTGTTAATGTTTCACCAGGAGTTATTATTGTAGTATCTCTATATATAATAGTTTTGTTTACAGAAATTTCTTGTACACATAAAGGACAATATTTATTTAATTTTCTTTGTAAAGAACAAGATGTTAAAGCTAGTAAAGTAATAATTAAGAAAGTTCTCATAATGTTAAATTTAAATTATCTTCAATATCAACATACCAATATATACAACCCTCTTGTTCTTCTTCTTCAGCTGTCGTATAAGTTTGCGTAGTTGATTCGGGTGTTAAAGGAATGTTTAGCAACGTATTTAATTCACTTATAAATATTTCCGCTTGTTCCTCCGTTTCAAAGTACTTTTTAGTATATTCCATAATAGTCATTTATTTCAGTTTCTATTCCTAATCTGTTGCTTGTTTGATTTCCCGTATA